ATCCAAAAGGATCAATAGCAAGCCTTTGAGCGGGTCTACCGACTCAGCCTTTCTAATACCACTAGTAGCGCACAAGTCAACAAATACGTTATCACCAGACTCGTCGTGGACATAATGGTCTGGGGCTACGCCAGCAGGAATGCACCTGGCAAGCGCTACACCAAGAATCTCTCCTTCTTTATCCCTTACCGTACCCATAAGCGCCTGCTTATCGAACCAGGCCACCCAATCGCTGAAATTAGGTGACATAGACTCAGAAACACCACTTTTCTCAAGGAATTCTACCTGGGTCATATATTCTGCTGAATCTGGATTGTGTCTGGGTTGGCTGCCATGATAATCCCGCGAATGGCAAGCTTTTGGGTTGGAGCCGAAATCTTCAACTTCATATTGCGCCATTTGTCGTAAGAACGAAGACTGTCCGCCCTGCGCTTTACAACCTGGGAGCTGAATGATGCTGGGAGTGTAAACGGAAGCGTGATCCCATTTGGCGAGGTTGTGTCAACTCCAGTACCTAGCGTAATGTCGTTTCCGTCTGTATCCCTGCGCATGCTGATCGTTGCATTGGTAGATCCAGAGTAATAGAACTCGACCTCATAGTGCGATCCATATTTAAGCGCAAAGCGGTCATCAAATTCATACGCCTTGGTCGTGATCCTGCTTGTATAACCAGTACCAAAGTCTTGGAATCCAGTAGTTGGGTCAACCGTGTCTCCGTCCTTATAGTCGGTCAAGTGACCAACCCTCGATATGGTTGTCCCAATACAGAGCTTTGGCGTATTGGTTGAAAATCCAGAGCTAAAGCTTGTTTCGACCATCCTGGCTGCTGGTATTTCCCATAGGCCCTCGAACGAGTTGAAGATTGAGTTGTAAACAAGAACGTGACTTGGCTTAGTTGCCGTATCCAGCGGGATCGCCATCATATACCTATTATTGTGGAATGTCGCATTCACGGTTTCCACATAACTTCGATTAATCCTGGCAATGATGTCCTTGACTGGTTCGCTGATGGTAAGACCAACAGTCGAGAAGTCATCCGCCATTGACCGCGAGATCGACCTTATTCCGTCATTTGACAGAAAGAAAACGTCCTTGTTTACAAGCGCCACAGACCTGCCAGCGATGCACCCGACCCTGTTTGAAATTGTCTGCACGGTCCACTCTGCTGCCGTGTTGGCAACGGATGAAACGCTTGTGCCAGTAGTCAGCGTTGTGCTTGGCTTGACATCGACCAAATAGATCTTGTTCCGTTTGAAAACAATGATCTGGAATCCGTAGAAAGGCTGGATCGCGATAATGTCTTCGCCGTCGTCACCACCAACGATGATTGAATTGGTGGTCTTCCAAATTTCTGGATCGAGAATGTCAGAGGCATAAAGAGTATTGCGACCTTCTCCAGTTCCAACGGCAAATAGTCTATTTGTAAATGATTTTATTAGGCGCAAGCCAGCAGGAGCGAGCGAAGATATACTTGCTGTTGCGGTTGCCGTAAAGTGACCACCTCCAGATGGTGGGGCAGCTATTGTAACAGATGGAGCTGATGTATATCCAGATCCAGCATTTGTAACAATAACTCCAGATATTGTTCCGCCTGTTACTGTAGCAATTGCGCTGGCGGTTGTTCCGTAGGCTAGTCCTGGCGCGCCAATTGTAACGGCAGCTGTTGATCCAGTATACCCCAATCCCTGCGTTGATACTGTTATTGAGAGAATGCTTGTTCCCTGCCTATAAAAAGTTGTTCCATCTGTGAACTGAAGATTGCTTGTTCCGTCTGTAACAAACAATTTATTGTTTAACTGTGCAAATTCTATTTGAGCGGAGGAATTTACTACTGTTCCACCTGTAGTCGAGAACGTGCTTGATCCAGTATTGTACTTATAAAGAGATCCATTTGTTGCAACAATAATTGTCTCAAGATCTGGTGTATCAAAATAAAACATTCCTTGAACCGTGCTGGCCGTAGAAAGGCTTGTTGAAATTGTCTCAATACCCTGGCGGGTCTGAAGATTGCCATTTGGCGCAATGGTCATGTTAAGCAGCTCGGAGGCTGCGTTATCAGCAATCAAATTTGGGCTAATGCCAGATACCTGGCCACCCTCAAAGCTAGGGGTTACAGCTACCGACAAGACATCATCTGTGGCGTCCGTGAAGTACGGCATGGCCTTAGATGATCTCTTCTAAACCAAGTTCGCCAAGCGAGGCTGGAGTGATCTGCTTCATTCCACCAACCTGGCTCAATTCGTAATTCGCCATCGCTGCCAAATCTGAGTTGGCAGACTGCACAACAATCTGCGACTTACCATACTGCCGTTCACGCTCCAAGGCATCTGCATGGGTCAAGGCAAGCACGACGTGGCTTACATGTGGGAGACGAAGCTCATCATTAAGGGCGCTTGAGGAAGGTGGAAAATCAACGACATAACTTGAGCGGGTAAGTGCTTGCAATTTTTCGACAACTTTAAGCGTGGTTGTGCTTGATGATTGAAGAGCTGGATAAACATCGATTTCAGCAACTCCAGAAGAATTACGTCCTTTGAAGTAATATGCCTGCGGTGTGCCAGTCCTGCTTGCATCCAGAAGATCCGCATCCTGCGAAATTATTGTTGCAAGGTCCATCGGTGTAAGTTCATCGTCGCCCCAAGCAACAGATAGGGGTGCCTCGACATTTGTTCCAAGAGTTATAGTTCTTAAAAATGATATATTACCAGTGGGAGCTGGATTTGAACCAGCAGAAGTATACCAATTTATTAAATCATTGCTATAATAATTAACTACAGACGAAGTTATCAATTCCCATGGCCCATCGTTTTCGTCATTTACCTGCCATGCAATATAGCTGCTATATATATTTGAATTAAAATTATTTCCAGTACCACCAGATGTTCTTGAATAAGTACTATTTGTATTTAAAGATCCAGCACCAGAAATAACAACCTTGCCAACATCAATTCCATACGTCGAGTTCGTCACAGTTTCTCTCCAGGGCGCAAAGTTCCATACGCGCCGATAATTCAGCGCTGCTGCCTTTTGCAGAAACGTAAGCGTATCAGAATCGGTCTTCCCGATCTTCTCGCCTGCGAACTGAGCAATTTCGGTAAGCGTCATTTGTTGGCCAGTTGAGCTTCGAGCGATTCGACTTTAGCTGAGAGTTGTTGGATCGCTTTGATCATTGGAGCAATTAACTCTGTGTATCCAATGCTCAATACGTCATCACCACCACTTATTTTGTGATCTTGGAATCCTCCAAAATCAATTCCATTTTTATCAAGAACCTCCTTAACCTCCTGGGCAATCAATCCGTGGTGATAGCGATTTCGCTTCTTGCTTCCATCATGCGTAATATTTGAAAGTTTATATAATTCTGGAGATGCTTCTCTATCAAACTCTGGTTTATAATACTCGCGCATGTCCCACTTGAAATCAACAGGTCGCAATTGATTAACAAATTCAAGACCAAGAGTTGTATCTCTTATATCTGCTTTATCGCGAATATCTGATCTATTTTGCACGGCTCCATATGCATAAGTTGTGGTTGCGGAATCTCCAAGTTGTACCTGGTTAGATCCTGCAACTACTGCATTTGCCCCAAGTCCAGTACAATTTATATATGTTGAATTTGATGCTAATGCGCCATATCCAATTGCAGTATTTGCAGATCCAGTAGAAAGTCCGCTATATGCATTTGCACCAAATGCTGAATTTCTGCTTGACGATGTTCCGCTTGTAAAGAATGCATAACCACCAAAATAACAATTATCAGATCCAGCTCGATTTGAATATCCAGATAAATATCCAAATCCACAATTATTTGTTCCAGATGTATTCCCCTGTAATGCTTCACCGTATGCTTGATTATATGACCCAGCATAATTTGATCCAAGTGAATTGTATCCAAATGCAGAATTATGAGAACCAGGGCCATTGCTAAGTAGTGAATTTGCGCCAACACCAGTATTAAAATCTCCAGAATTGCTTCCAAGCGATGAATATCCTAATACAGTTGTAAGATAAGTTCCAGCTGCTGTTCCAATAGTGATTCCGCCAGCAATTGTAATGTTATTCGTTGTTCTAAGTGTTCCAATCGTTCCAGCAGTAAAGTTGCAAGATGTGCCTAGCGATCCAGTATATGTTCCACCAGTAAGAGTGCCAGTCAGAGTTCCAGCAGTAAGAGTTTGAACAGTACCTGCCGTAAAATTACATGAAGTTCCAAGCGAGCCAGAATAAGTTCCTCCAGTCAATGTTCCAGAAAGAGTGCTGGCCGTAAGGGTCTGAATTGTTCCAGATGTTGAATTAAAGTTTCCAATTGTTCCAGAAGTAGCGTTGATTGAAGTAGCAGTAGTTGCGCCAATCGTACCGCTAGTAGCGCTAACCGAAGTCGCAGCAACCGCACCAATGTTACCAGTCGTGCTGTTAATCGTGGTAATGGTTCCAGTCGTGCTGTTAAGCGTGCCTACAGTCCCCCTGGTGCAGGAAAGCGTTCCAATCGTTCCAGAGTTAAGGCTAATCGCATATTCTGGATTAATACTGGCATCAGCAATCAAGGCGTTAAGCTTTGTATTGGTTACCGTATCGTTTGCACCAAAACTGGTTCCTGCTGTAAAATTAGCCATTTTATCTCCTAGTTGTTCCTGTTTTTAATCACATCCCAGGCCATGGAACACACAAGCC